GGTTGTAGTCATCCAATACTCGATGCTCAACCCCGTTGTGGTCAACCCACTTCTGCAACATAAGATTGTTCCAAGAATATCCTTTGCTATCCCTATCGGCAAAGGCTTCTTCCAGACCCGTCTTATTCTTAGTGCCCTTGGTTCTAACTCCAGGATATGCGGAGAAGACATTATCACTAGCATCTCCACGCATACATTTCTCAAAGAGTATCCACTTGGGCTCGGGAATTTTCTTGGGTTCTTTGGTTTTCTTATCAACGACTTGCTTGCCTTTTTTGTCAAAAATACCTTGCAGAGTGTGCAATTCTTCATTGACGCCATTGTACTGAACAACATTAGTGGCCAGTAACTGATGGAAGTCTGAATCTGTGCTGATGATAACGTGCTCGTCTTGTGGATGTGCCTGAATCCAACCAGCAATCAAATCATCTGCTTCTAAGTTTTCGTGTCGGAGCACTGTACAGTTTGTGCTTTCTTTGAGGAAAGTTTTAAGTGCATCAAATGCTTCCCAAAACAAACGATCCTCTTCTTGTTCTTTTTCAGTCAATGATGCAGTTTTAACTGCACGATTCTTTTTGTATGGCTCATAGAAGTCCTTGCGCCAGCTACGACCTTCTAGGCAGATCACAACGTGGTCTGCTTTGTGATTACGAAACGCACTAGAAATGCTACTCAAGGTAACGTGGATAGCAAATCCAAGTTTGTCCCACATTTCTGCCTGACGATGTGCGCTGTGCCGAGCACGAAAGAATGTGTTTGCAGTATCAACAATTAGGTATTTCATAGTTGATATTATACTAGCAGTTTATTTTTTAGTCAAGTAATATTGCACAATTTGGTCGTACAGATAATCGGCCCAAGCTGCGTGTGCGTCTGCCCCAAAATGATAACTATTTTGTTTTACAGTTTTAAAACCCTGTGCCAAACACCAATTGTAATACGTTAGTTCTCTGTTGTATGGATCAAGATAGCAGTTGTTCCAATCCAAGTGTTCTACATTGGCAAACGGTTCATAGCAGGTAAAGAAGTAGTGATTGATGCCATGCTTTTCCAAGAACTGGTGAAAGTTGTGTATGGCTCTGTGCTCTTTGTTTATGTGTGTTTGATAGTCTAAGTTTACTATCCATTTTCGGTAACGATCTTTGATTTCATCAGGCCAATCTTCACCAACTCCACCTGCATTGACCTGATAGTAGCTGTCCTTGTGGAACCATTCTTCACGCTCCCAAGTTGACCATCCAATCACAATCAAGTCTGGACGAACCTGATTTAATATAAAGTCTTCTGTGGTGCGAACTATGCGTGTGTTACTGGCGGCACTTTCGGCATCACAATGTAGCGTAGCACCTAGTCTGTCTGCTAGTCTTTGTCCCCAGCTTACAGCAAGATTGTCAGGATGTGGCGCACGACCATATGCCCACAACTTGGGATCATCTTGTGCAAAACAATAATCGTTTACTGCTTCGCCTGCGGCAGTATGACTATCACCGTTGACGTATAAGATCATGTTATTTCTAACCAAGTATGGTCACCCATATACTTGACCTGCATTATGTAATCATAGTTTGGCGGGATGCCAGTGGCCCAATCATTGGGACCAGTCATCACCAACAGATTCTTTTGTTTTTGTTGTTCCCACACTAACCAATAACAATTACCCATAACTACTTGAAAGTTATATTCTGCGGCGTGTACTGCATCAGTAACTGCGAGTCTGCGTTGTATATCTTCTGCTTGTTTTTGTAGAACTGCAACTAATTCCATAATACGATCATATTCTTGCTGGGCATACATCCTAGCGTGATTGATCATTAAGTCTTTTTGTTTTTCTACTGGGATTAGATCAAATTTAGGACCTAGTGTGCTAGTAGCATAGGGAGTTATATTTCGATTGAAATGACTAACGATGGTATTGCCTGTAACAATATCATAACTGTCACGTCCCTTGGCACTGTTTAGATCATCAGTCATTCTTGTTTAACTAATTCAACAACTATCCGCAAGCGTTCCAATACATCGGCCACTGCTGGATTATCATAATATTTTAGCGCATCATTTAATAGATTTATGACAATGTTTTGATTCTCACTATACGCTGAGATTTGGTATAGGTATGTAGTTCCATCGGCTGTGATCTGAGTAACGTCGCCGCGTGGGCCTTTTAAAACAATATCAGATCCTGCTGCCGGAGGGACGGTAAAACTTACAGTATTCTTACTGGCTGCATAGTCAAAGCCAGGCAACTGCACAACACCATTTATGTAAACGCTTATCATTCTTTGTATGCTGGATTTGGAAATTCAAGTTCAAACACATAGAACTTGTTGCCATCAGTGTCTTTAAGAGTTTCTAATGTGCGATTTTGTTCCGCTTCACTCTGTGTCAAATAGAATCCTGACCCAATATACGATGCACCAGAGGCAGCAGTGCCAGTGGTGCTAAAGTTCAGAGTTGTCTTTGTTGACATTCTGACTAACTGATAGACCTTCATGGTCTTGGGTATTGGTAGGGATTCCATTAACTTGCCTCGCTACGTCCGTCACCTAGGTTCTTGCGATCAATGACTCGTGGACGAGCATCATATGGTTGATTAGACTCCCATTGCTCATAGTTTTCCATAGCAATGTTCTTGCAGATAGTTTGGAACCAACGATCAATGATAACATCTTCTGCTTCGTTGGGCTTGCTTTGATAGCCAGCACGAACTAGATTAGTGATGAATTTCTCATTCCAATCTAATTCAAATGCGCCATTACCCACATTGTCTGGATCAAGTTCAATGCTTATGATAGCAACATAGGGTTCACCCGCTTCTGTTGCGATTTCTTTTGCTGTCTTTACAGCTTCTGCTGGTTTCTTAGCAGGTGTTTTCTTTACTGTGACCATTAGGTTCCCCATTCATTTTTAAATAGCGGCACTTGCAATCGGTCGCTGTAACGCCAACCCTTACGCATTGCCATTTCTGCTACAGCACGATTGTTTAGACCATAGACTGATTCAACGCCGCCGCAGGGCATTAGATAAACGTGCCCTTTAAAGCCCTCTGCACGATATTCAGCTACAGTATCTTCAATCTCTTGTAAGTCAGTGTCGTGTGCTATAACAAACTTTAGATACACTGTACCAACATCTTCGTATTCGCAAACGATTTTGGGTCGGATGGCTTCTTCGTGCTTCTCGCCACTAATACTTAGTTTTGGGCTGACACTGAAAGTAATTTCACGATCTGGTGATTGTGTAGCCCAGCCACGCAAAAAGTTGTAGAAACTTGCGCTGAGTTCCTGTGTGCCATTTGTTTCAAAGGTCAGTTCTTTTAGTTCTGCCATGAAAGGGTGTGTGAGTAAGTCTGGATAACTGCGTTGCCATCCTAGAAGCGGCTCACCGCCTGTGATAACCAAGTGCGCATCCTGCCAAGCCCCTCCAGGCAATATATTCCTACAACGATCGGCAATAGCATCAATTGTAAGCATAGGACTAAGGTCCTTAAAATCAGGGTGCCAACTAGCGTAACTGTCACATCCAGTTTCTGTGAGAGGAAGTTCTTCATATTTTGTGTATAAGTGTTTGACGGTTGCAATATCATCTGCTTCTGTACTTAGTTGACCCTTGGGCATACCAAAGCCGGCGCACTTGAAATTGCAGCCAAATGTTCTAAGAAACACGCTGGGTACGCCCATATAGCGCCCCTCGCCCTGAATACTATAAAACAATTCTGCGATTTTAATTTTGCTCATAAATGTTTGACCACTTTGTTAGTTTATCTTTTTTCTGTAGTTTGGCCATTTCTAGCCCTTCTTGTGTGACAACCCCTTGTTCGACTAGAATATCAATCATGGCTAGTACATCACCTAGTTCCATTTGTAGATGTGTTCTGTGTGTGAGACCACTTTTGTAGTGTTTGTCATCAAATCCAAATCTGCGAACTTTGCTGACTTCTACAATGGCTTCTGCACATTCTTCTTGTAGTATGTCTAGTGCTTCTTGAATTTGTTCTTGAGTTTTTCCGGGTGTCATATTTGATTCCAATGTCTTAAAATACCTGCTACGATAAACAAGTTTGTCACTACAGATATTAACACAATTGCGCTACGGATACAAGCAATTAGGTCTGCTTCTCGATCCGTACCGCCAGTTTTTTCACCAAGAGCTTTCGCCCAAAGTCTCCAGAGATTACGCAAACAAGTCCTCATTCCATTCTCTGTGGCCTTCACGGAAAGCCATGTTGCTCTGTGTCTCACGCACTTCTACACGGTAGCACCAAAGTCTTTTTGCTTCTCCTGGGCCCCACATTTCAGGAATGTAAACGCCATTCACATACTTGTAGAGTTGATCACTCAGTGCTTCGCAGCCCAATGCTGGCAGCACAATGATCTTGGCCATTTTCTTTTCTTGTAGCAGTTTGAAAGTTTCAAGTTCTGGATCATCTTGAGCCACGATTAAGGTATGGTCGAACTGATCTTCAAGAAACTTCTTCAAGTCTTTCAATCCGCCATAGTCTGCGGCCCAGTTGCGAACGTCTAGGTCATCTGTACCAAAGTAGAACTTCATACTGAATGAGTATCCATGGATTAGATTACAATGGCTATCTGCACGCCACTGTCTATATGCACAAGGAAATGCATCGTGATACTCTTTTGTGCTGGTGTATTTGTATTGAACTGGATGACGAAGATACTGTCTGTAATCTTTATCTACTGCGTTAAAATCGTCTGACATGCTGTTTTCTCCTATGTTAATTTTAGCATAGGCTGGCAGAGTTTGTAAAGCGGGATGAAGCCAAGGCCGCTAGATCAACTGACCGATCAGTGATTCTTTATTACCATACCAATGTGGAATTGGTTCTGGTTTGTCTTTCTCACGCATCCGTTTGATGTTCATAAACTCAGTAGAAACATTTAAGAATGGTATGAAGTAACTATATTTAACCCTGACCCCTACATTGTAGAATTGTATTTTATTATATTGTTCATCTAGTGTGCAATCAAACTGGTTGACATAACTCAGTGCAATCTCGGGAGTATATAGAAAGAATCCAGCTGGGTGTTTTCCATTACGATGTATGGTCAATGGGAAATCCACATAATCACAAAAGAACTGTTGTCGTTCGAGGTCCCAGTTTGGATCAGCAAGTCCGCTGATACACACCCCTCCCAATTGCTCTACATAGTCTGCCAAATACAAATAGATTGTGGTTGTATAGTCACGAGTGTATTTAGGCAATATACGCAAGTATGGTTTAATAACTTTTCTGAGCAATTCTTCTGGAGTAAACGTGAGTACTATGGGCCGGATACCACGCTTATTGCACCAGTAGTCTGCGTACCATTTTTCTGGATAATTCACATCACCCAAATCAACAATGATGGGCGTGAATGGAATATTTTGCTCGTAGAATGAATTGGCAACACGCTCACTGTCTATGCCGCCACTGAGCATAAGATACAGGGGTTTGTTCCCCCAGTCTGTGTAGATGCACTGTGCGTTGTAGGCTGCTGCCTCATCAAAGTTAGTGTACAACTTAGTTGCTTTTTGATGACTCTGAAACAACAACTGTTCTTGTGGCATAGCAACACTGAACCAGTTGTTTCGGCCAGCATAACTCCAATCAACTGTGGTCTTGCTCATACCTATCCATAGTCTCTTGCATATTGTGTGTTACGATTTCATCGTAATACTTCAACAGAAACAAACTTGCCGTCGACGCATCTGTGCCAGAAAATCTGACCAAGTAATTACCAGTGCCGTCTTGCATTTTGTGGCTGGGCTTGGCTTTACCAAAGCGAACGTGTTTGATCATACGTTTGCGACCATGATAGTCATATTCTTCTGTGGCCCAGGCTTCGCCACCTTGTAATAGAAACCACTGACACATTTCATCGGTTAGATCGTTGACTGCAAATTTGATTTCATAGCCAACTGTACATCCGGGAGGTAAACTAATCATAATAATTTTCCAAGCAATTCTTGCGTGTCGCCCAATAATGCACTATCAATGCTACCAAACAAGTCTCTGGGCTGTCTTAGTTTAGTCAATTGTCTAGCACTTTTTAAAAATGGTGCATTGATCATCTTGGGTCTGTACTCTGTATTATACAACTTTGCCTTGGCCTTTGTCATGTCCATACTAGTATCCCAGTTACCAATCACACTTGCCATAATTTCTGGACTCCAGTAAAAGAATGCCCAAGGATGTTGATTGGGACTCAGAATTTCGAAATAGGCGTCACACTCATTTAGTACAAAGCCACGATAGTCTTTGGGTATGCCCTCTAGCCCACTGAATTGCTCATCAGGATGATATTCTACTTGCATACCCGCAATTATGTGACCATTTCTGCGCTCTACTTCATCAACTAAGAGTACAGGGGTAACCCCGATGTGCAATCTTGCTCTGGTAGTTTTAAGTGCATTGCGATACACTCCGTTGTCCATTATCTCATAGCCAAAATGCAAATGCAATGGCTCAATGTTTCTGTGCTTGCACCAACGAAACGCATAGTCAGTTTCTTCTGTAGCAATTTCACCCAGTGTCATTATAACTGGTACAAAATCAATTTTGTTTCTGTACAGCACATTGGCTACGTGTTCACTGTCTGCGCCACCGCTGAATGATAGATGCAGATTGTCATACTGTGCAGCAATTTCTTGTGCTGTTTGATCACATACTGCGTCAAAGTCCACTAGACCAGATGCTCGTTGTTTAAACTCAATTGTGAAATTTTCTTTGATGTGTCTGGGTATCTTGCCTTCCCACGACATATCTATCCAATTATTTTTTGATAGCATTTAAGTGATGCAGTTTTAAGTCTGATAGATTATTGACGGGAACGGCAACAATGTTTTCACACAATTCTTTGTCCTGTGCCCAAGCCTCTTCCCAAACAGTTTCATTCAACACCCATTCTGCGTCTGAGATTCTGCTGTCACGATATTTGTATATGACAACATCTGTGCCCGTTGCTGTAGCAACTGCAACATTTACAAATAGTGCGCCCTGTTGCCACTCAATGGTTGTGTTGGGATAAATTGTAGTCCATACTGCATCCTGATCCTGTACAAACTGATGCGATCCACAGTCAAAGAACTCTGTACGTATTGTGGATACATCTGTGATGCCTATTTTGTCATAAACGCCCCTGTGTACTACGGGGATATGTTCTATGTCCAAGAATACATCTATGAATATTTCTGGACTAGTCTTTAGGCTGTCAACACGACATTCTACTAATTGCATAAAAGACAAGTCTATGGGATAATCAAACTCAATCTGTTCGCTGAATAACATATTGCCCACTGTGTAGACGGGCTTTGTTTCTAACTGATAAC